TCCGATTTAGACAACAACCGTTGTTGTCTTGATGTGGTATTATTGATCAGGGGTTGTTTATTGTCAACCCCTAATTTTAAATTAATCGTAAATATCACTTTTGCTATCATCGAACCATACGTTAACGCAATTTGATTCTAGTTCATGCCCGATCTCAACAATATGATAATGCGCTTTTTTGGTTGATACGGTTTCGCCAACACGGGGCAAACCAAACGGAAAACTAGACACGGGGATCACGTCGTGAGTGATATCATTATCACTCACGCCCCAACTACCGCACATAAAACGAACAGAAGGAACCGCAAAACGTTTATTTTTAGCCATGGTATAAACTCCGATTTAGACAACAACCGTTGTTGTCTTGATGTGGTATTATTGATCAGGGGTTGTTTATTGTCAACCCCTCAATTGTATTATTTTACTATTTGTTTAATTTGCTACGTTTGCGATATACCGCCACGCTTGCGATCTTGAACTTGCGCCCGTGTTGGCTGCGATCCCGTGTCTCCTGCGTCGCTACGCTATGATCTAAGCCCTTAAACGGTTGATCGCTTGTCGTGGTATTACTTGCACGGTTTAAGCTTAACACGTTGCGATCTAGGGGTTGATCAAGCTTTTCAACTTTAAAACAACCATTATCAGAGATCACTTGATCATTTTCTAGTGTATCATGAATTGCGGTTAATTCGTCATCCGTTAACGTTGGCAATTCGGGATCTTGATTATCTTCGATCATCCCTTGCGCTAATAATAGATCCGCTTGCGTTAATTCATCTTGATCATAACAATCATTTTGAACCGCTTCAGATACTGAAATTTCGTATTGTACAACCCAACGCTGATCAGCTTGCGCCCCGTTGTCTACGATCTTAACATTTGAGATAGTATCAACCGCTTTTAATTCAGAAGATAGAATACGAGCTTTTGCACGGCTTGAACAGTTTTCAGTGATAAATTTTACGTTTGACATTTTGAAACTCCGATTTCGACAACAACCGTTGTTGTCTTGATTTGGTAATTATAGGGGATCTTGATCCCCTTGTAAAGCGTTATTTTAAATTACAGTGTAATAATTTTACCCGTTGGATTTTTCAAAATCAATTCAAGCTGATCGGTGATCTCTTTTGGAGTATCGATCACATTCCCACCATTACGAGGATCGCAATATTCAAAGCGTGGATATTGTGCAAAACGCTTTGATTGTAAGGTTTTGCCCTTGTTTTCACCGCCAACAAAAACAATCATACAATGGTTATCAGATTGCAATTTGATACTTTCATCTTCAGCCGTGAACGGATAAACGATAAAATCAGAAACTTTACGAGCACGTGGAAGCTTGAATTTTACATAATTAGCCATTTTTTAAACTCCGATTTAGACAACAACCGTTGTTGTCTTGATTTGGTAAGTATAGGGGTTAATCAATTTTGTGTCAACCCCTGATTTTAAATTAATTTAATTCAAATAATTGAATTGATTTTGATTCTAGTTGGTAACCACATTTTGACATTTTGTGACCTTCGGAACGGCTAATTATCAAATATGCTTCCGTTTTATTACCATAAGTATTTTGGGAATTAAATTCCTTAGAACCAATAAATGACGGCTTATTATTGATAACACGGTATACGCGAACTTTGCGATTAATTACTAGCAAGTTTTTGCTTGTGTGTTCTACTGAAAAGATATATGTTTTCATTTTTAAAACTCCGATTTAGACAACAACCATTGTTGTCTTGATTTGGTAATTATAGGGGTTAATCATAATCTTGTCAACCCCTGATTTTAAATTAATTTGATAAATGTTTAATGCTTTCTAGGAATTCGATTGCTTCAGCCGCTTCATTTTCCCAACGTGGTTTTAATCCCTCGCAAAGATTAGTAAAACGTCCCTTTGCTAATTCATGATTAACACCATAAAGATTATAAACGATCTCTTTTGCTTCGTCAAGTGTTACCCGTAAATGATTTGATAAAACTTGTGTAAACTTTTCACGATCATTTTCTTCAGGTTTATGATATTTTGCTGTGCCGTGGGCGATCTGGACAAAATAAAACCCATTTTCAACACAATGTAAAGGAATACCACGGCTATCTGATAAATGTATAGGTTTGATCAGCTTTTCCGCTTGAACCATATTATCAGCCCCGATCAACGCTGTCAAGCAATTAATTTCACGCTTACTATACAAATTATGTGAAAAATGCGAATCGCTATTACCATCAATAAAAGATAAACCAAAACTAGCATAATATGCAATTTCGCCACGTTTGCAAGGTAAAGCCGCTTTGATCTTGATGCCAGTTTGCAGCGGTAAAGTAACAGTTTTAAAATTGCGCATGGTATAAACTCCGATTTAGACAACCGTTGTTGTCTTGATTTGGTAAGTATAGGGGTTAATCAATTTTGTGTCAACCCCTAATTTTAAATTATTTTGATAAACTTTCTAAGTTTTTGATCATCACTTCTAACATGTGGATCGTATCAACCGCCTTTTCACCGTCAAAACTGAAAAATAGATCGTCGTTTTCACGTGGTGCAACAATGTCAAGTACTTGTTGCAATTTATCTTGACCTACGTCGCTTTTTGCGTACACTTCGATCATACCGTCTAAGGTAACACAAATTGAAATTAAAGGCAACTTTTGATCGAAAATAAACCAGTTTTCAAAATCAACCTTTTCGGTACGAATAATAGGCAATTCAATAATTGACATAATAACATTAGTTACTTGCAATTGTTTAGCGTTTTTCATTACATTAACCATTTTTTAACTCCGATTTAGACAACCGTTGTTGTCTTGATTTGGTAAGTATAGGGGATCAAGATCCCCTTGTAAAGCTTTATTTTTGGTTTTTGCTATATTTTTCTAACCATTTGCTATATTGTGTCGATTTTAAATTAAAAGTTCCACAATGCAAATGATTATAAATTGCAAGATCTAGATCATTTTGAATATTGGATAATACTAGATCTAATTCCTTTTGGGTTTCTACAATCCAGCTTATAAAAGCATCATTATACTCGTAATCAGCCTGATCCATGAATACAGATACTACTAACAAAGTACCTTCATTATTAACGGGTAATATTGATGTAGCTATAATACGGGAACCGATCACGCTATGGAATTGCTTATTAGCCATGGTATAAACTCCGATTTAGACAACCGTTGTTGTCTTGATTTGGTAAGTATAGGGGTTAATCAATTTTGTGTCAACCCCTGATTTTAATTATTCACTATCTTTTAAAGTAGCCTCGATCCAAAATTCAACCGCTGAAGGATAGCTGATCCCTTGCTTGTTTTTAAGATTATCATCACTAGAATTAAATTGCAATTCATATTTTAATGATAATTCAATCTTATCAAAATCGACCTTAATATATTGATCACCGCCAACATAGACAACAAACAGATCTTTAAAATCATTTAGTTTGTGAGTCCAACGCCCCATAATAGAAGATTTAAGATCGCCTTCGTAATAGAAACCACCGCCAACACTTAGATCGTTGTCAAAGTTTTTATTGCAAAACGTTTTCCAACTTACCATTGACGGAAAACAACCGTCGTAATCACTAGCAAGGTAATCAAGGCTGATCGTTTGACCAACTACCAAAAAAGATTTATTGTCAATTGCTTCGAACACTTGGCGACACGTATTTTCTGAAGTGATAACTTGTAACATAATTTTAAACTCCGATTTAGACAACAACCGTTGTTGTCTTGATTTGGTGAGTATAGGGGTTAATCAATTTTGTGTCAACCCCTGATTTTAATTTATTTTAGATCAATTAGTTTATAATTGCCTTTTAACACTTGCCCCGTGATCGCGTTACCGTCAAAATTGATACCAAAAGGACGACGACGCAAAGCGGCTTTTGTGAATGTTAGACTATCACAAAAATCATGATCGCACAACTTTAATTCAACTAAAACAGCGTCGATCTTATCTTTGATTAAATCAACTTTTTTAGTTGCTGAATTGATATCTTTTGCGACCATATACGTGGTGATCGTGGTGTTGCTTAGGGTACTAGCCTTGATCTCAATAATCATGATAAAACTCCGATTTAGACAACGGTTGTTGTCTTGATGTGGTAATTATACGGATTTTTAATCGGTGGTCAATACATTTTATTGATTTATTTTATTTCTCAAATTACGAGATCGGTCGCTGTGCTTCCCTTCGGTGTTCGTTCCTACTATGCAAACATTATAAAACATAGGATCAACATAGTCAACCCCTATCATTTTATTTTCGTTTCTTGTTTGTTCGTGTTGATATCTTCAGTGTGTCGATCTTTTCTAAAAAAGCGGCTTTTGCATGGTATACACTCGCACCGTCAACCGCTGATAATAGCACGGTATCAACTGGCATCACAACACGGTAAACGGTAGCCGTTCCACCGTACGAATTAACAGCACGACGGGCGTAAACTTCAGCAAGTCCACGATCACGGGTAAAGAAAACACGATCAAGGTTTTTCTTTCTTGAATCTTCAGACAATACGCCCGTTTGATTAGGTGGCAACAATCGATCAAGATCAGTAAGTGCGCTACCGTGGAAAAACTCGACAAATTCAGGGCGATCATGAATAGTTAACATTGTATAAACTCCGATTTAGACAACGGGTGTTGTCTTCGTGGTTGATTATGGGGTAAAACGATCACATTGTAAAGCGTTTTAGTATAATATTTTCAGTTGTTGGATTAGAACACTTATAACATGATCAACGTCGTGATCTTGTATCAATCGGTTACGTTTATAGAATGAAACCGTGTTCATAATATAATCATATTGATGATCCCACGTCATACGATCAGTAGAATGATAGTTTTTAACAGCGTTATGTTCTTGCGTAATCAGTTGTAAATTACTTGCTATATGCGATCCGCCTTCTTTTATGGTTTGACAGTGGTCAACCTCAAAATAAAAGCTTTTATCTTGATTACGTCGTAAGTTTAACACGTTATTGATCTGTTTTACAATAGAATAAAACTGATCAATTTTAAATTTTTCAAAGGTTGATAATTGATCGTAATCAGATTTGATCTTTTTCTCCCTTGTCAATTCGCTTTTTTCATCTTCGACCGCTTGATCGATCTCTTCTGTTTCTTCTATTTCTTGCAATTCTAAAAACGTATATAATTTATTATCACGCTCAACCGTCAACCCGTGGATCATCGGGTTTAATGTTTTCATATTATACCGCTTTCCGCTTCCGTTATAACCATCATTATTAGACCATGCGAACATTTGCGACAAATAACCGCTTATTTCGTTTTTTGCTTGCTTTTCGCCTTTTTTGATCAGCCATTCAGGATCGATCTTTTCTATTGATTTCAAAATGATCCCCGAGTCGATAGGGGTATTAATGGCTTGCTTTATAACTTGAAACATGTTTGCGGCTAATGACATTGTAAAACCTCACGAATAGACAACAACCATTGTTGTCTTCGGGGTTGATTATGGGGTAAAACGATCACCACGTCAACAACTAATTTTAAATCAATTTTAATCAGTCTATAAACGATTTTAAGCGGTTCACTTGTTTATCACATACAATCGGATTAATACATAAACAAAAACGCCTAGGAATCAATCCTAGGCGTTTTAAAGTGTTGTTCTATACTAGATGGAAACCATAAACGGGAGTTTTAAAGCCAATACCATAACCCGATCCTGATCCTTCCGTTGGCGTTTTTAACTTAATCGGATCACGTTGTTTCTCTTTTACAATGTATTCAGCGTGATCTGAATAGTTGATATGCCATGACGGGGTTTTATTCTTTTTTGATTTAGCCATTTTAAACCCCTTAGAATAATTCGTTTTGAATTTCTTCAAATTCTTCTAGACGTTCCAACGCTTCAGCACGATCAGAAACATAACCGAATTCTAGCAATTTGCGTACTAATGATTTTTGTTCGTTTGACATGGTATAAACTCCGATTTAGACAACAACCATTGTTGTCTTGATTTGGTAAGTATAGGGGTTAATCATAATCTTGTCAACCCCTGATTTTAAATTAAATGTTAATAAATGCTTTCACGTCTAAGCACATTAAACAATGTGCAACAAATAGATCCGTTTGTTCGTCACCGTGTAAATTAGCACGAACAACCATTTGATCAGCGTAGCGCAAAATAAATGCTTCCGTAAAAGCAGAGTGAGCATGAATACCATGCGACATAGTCAGACTGTCTACAAGGTAAGAATCCGAAACAACGCTTTTAACAGCTTCGAACATAGTATCACCTTCAGCGATAAAAGCAAGTGCTTTATTCGCTAAAATTTCGATTTCGTCAACATACTGATCATCACTTAGACGGGTATTATTTTTAGCAATTGCACGGGTTAGAATTGAGTAAGACATTTTGAAACTCCGATTTCGACAACAACCGTTGTTGTCTTGATTTGGTAATTATAGGGGTTAATCATTTTCTTGTCAACCCCTGATTTTAAGATTTAGCGATTATTTTTGAAAAAGCTGTCTAGGAATAATGATCCGTTGTTCGTTTGCGTCCAATTATCGAGAGTAATCATATATTTCATGCTTTCGTAGTTAGTCGCAAAATCGGCTAATTCCTCACCTAACACGTGTAAAGCATTAGCGATCTTATTCATTTTTTCAAGTACTGCGCTAGGTTGGTTTAAGTAGCTTTCTAGGTTAGCATTATAAGCTGTCATGCTCTCACAACGTCCAGTAACTTGATCTAGAATGTATGATTTATCGATTACACGATCTTGACCTTTTGAAAAATTAAACTTGATTGTTTTGTATTCGCTGTAAATGCGCCCTACTTTATAAACTAGTTCAATTGTATAATTAAAGCGTTCCTGCTCGTAGTTAACAGAACAAACGCCAACCCCAAAAACATTATCCAATTCAGTCAAAAACTTTTTAGTTACTGACTTGTTAAATGGCTTGCCGTCTACTAGATCGCGGTTGATTACAGAAATAGCAGCTTTAATCATAGTAAGTTCAATGTTTGAATTCTCAAAACGAGTGCTTACTTCAGACATTACGATTTCGTGGAATTCAGCAACATTTGAGATAGATAATTTAACGTTTTTCATTTTTGAAACTCCGATTTAGACAACAACCATTGTTGTCTTGATTTGGTAAGTATAGGGGTTAATCATAATCTTGTCAACCCCTGATTTTAATTTATTTTTAAATTACTTGAAATAATGATTATAAACACGGTTTAATAATGTAATCTTTGTTCGTGCTTCGAACATCATACCATTTGTAGCATCACCGATCAAGTTAATTTCAACAATTTTAATCTTATTATACCAATGGTAAGAATCCACCGTTTGACCTGAAAACTTTTCAATTAATTTGATAGTTTTCGCTTTTGTCTTGCTTGCTTCGATGATCTGATCTTCGATATCTTCAGGAATCCAACCCGTTTGGATCACTGTAAAGCCAAAAGTAGGAAGGTTGATCGCACGTTTAAATTGTGCTTCTGACATTTGATCTTCGATCATTACTGCGCCCGTACGACGGTTGATCTCAGAATAAAAAATAATACCGTTTTCTATGTTAGTGATTTTTACTAATGTTTTCATTTTAAAAACTCCGATTTAGACAACCGTTGTTGTCTTGATTTGGTAAGTATAGGGGTTAATCAATTTTGTGTCAACCCCTAATTTTAAATTAATTTATGAAAAATTCCAAACAGTCACCATTGATCACACAACTAGCGTTTAACGTGGTTCCGTCATCCCACGTTAAACCCACACAATAATCGTTAAGATTACATATGATAAAGTATTGACCTATGCTATCTTTTATCACGTTATAAGCTGAATTAATCCAGCAAACGGTTTTACCTTGATCAACCGCTGTTTTAATTTCTTGTAAAGTCATTGTATAAACTCCAGTATAGACAACAACCGTTGTTGTCTTGATTTGGTAATTATAGGGGTTAATCAATTTTGTGTCAACCCATAATCATAATTAATTATTGATTGTTTGCTACGATTTCTCCTAATTTCTCGTAAACATACGGCATATGCTCCATGATAAACCAATGATCACGATCCTTGATCCTTTCGTTATTCAATTTTAAAGTTAATGCAACTTGATCAATTGACGCTTGAATACTGCGATTTTTAGCGACTTGTGTCAACCCCTTAAACATACGCTTTTCAGCAAGTGTTACGACAGCGATCAGCCCTTGCGCTTCGTAGTATTCTATCACACTAAGCTGATCATTATCAACCGTCATACAATGATCATCACTACGAAATAACATGTATAAACCGCTATCATTAATCTTCTTTTGAGTCAAGAAATAAATTACCTCACAATCGCAACCACTATGATCAAACTGATCATAATTAATCATTAAACATTTTTCACCATGCAAAGGATGTAAATCATTAGCACGTGAATGATCGAAAGCCTCACGCTTACAGTGAACAAACAGATCATCACTTTTGATAGTTTGATTAAGTTTATCATTCAGCAAATTAAAAACTTTTGTATCTGAAAAACTACAGCAAGAAAACGCAAGGTTTCCAGTTACATAAATGTTATCAGATTGACGTAAATATTCAATTTTACCATGTGATCCGATCTTAACTTGCAGCACTAGAAGATCACCGATCATGTATTGACAAACGATTTTTTTATCTTCAGCACTTGAAATAATTTTAGTATACTTGATTTTGTTATCATCAAGAAACGTTTTAATTGTTCCATAAATTACAGTCAATGCATTTGACGTTTCACCGATAACACGGTTTTGTGACTTAGTTAATTTGATATCTTGCATGGTATAAACTCCGATTTAGACAACAACCGTTGTTGTCTTGATTTGGTAAGTATAGCAGAACGGGGATCATTGTCAACCCCCTTTGCAATTTGTTTTAGTCTCTCAATACGCCCGTTCCTAACATACGCAATAGAGATCTTTGATCAAAAGTCAACTTATTTTTGATGTCAATAATAGCATTAACACCCTCGTAAACCTTCGGATTAGTAGCGGATAGAACAGATAAAAATTCTTCAATCTTGATCCAATGACCAACGTTATGATCATCTAAATCACGATTGTTGCATTCAATATTATGGATCATATCAACCGCTAATTCAATAGCATTTTGTTCTAAAAGTGTATAAACAGCCATGGTATAAACTCCGATTTAGACAACCGTTGTTGTCTTGATTTGGTAAGTATAGGGGTTAATCAATTTTGTGTCAACCCCTGATTTTAAATTAATCTAGATTTTCCCATAATAGATCAGTATCATTATGAGCTTTTAAAAAATTGTGTACTTCTTGATTACTACAAGAACCCTTTTCATTGAAACAACACGTATTATAATCACCATGAATAAACACGGTAAAGCATTTGCATTCAATAGACTCATAGAATGCAACGTGTTGTTGCATTGACTGATAACCGCCAGCGACCTTTATACGAGCAACAAGATCATTTTCAGCATTAAACGCAACAAGATTCCAGTAAGAAACAGGTAACATAATTAAACTCCGATTTAGACAACGGTTGTTGTCTTGATGTGGTAATTATAGGGGATCAAGATCCCCTTGTAAAGCTTTATTTTTCGTTTATTTCATCAATTAGATAATCTATAAGATAGTAACCAAAAGCACAAACTAAACCCAATTGACTGACAAAAAGAGACAGTTCAAACGTTGAGGTAATCAAGTTTACAGTATAACCACAAACAACACCGTAAATCAATACAGCAATAGCGATCACCGTAAACATACCAACATAACAAAATGAAATAGCACGATCCTTGCTATCATCAATCGACAGATTAACGCCAGCGTGAGCTAGTCGCAATGCTTCAGCAAAATAATCACTTCGTTTTCCGCCAAATCGACTAACACCATAATCAGCGTTAATAACAGCAATTTGCATGATATTCATTTTAATAACTCCAGTATAGACAACGGTTGTTGTCTTGATTTGGTAAGTATACCAGATTAACGATCACCGTCAACCCCTAGACAGCAAAAACTTGTTTTAATAATTTAATGATAAAACGTTTAACGATCTTCATTTGAACTCGATATAGTGTTGAATACCATCAATAACATGTTTAACAATGATAAACATAAAACCATTTAACAAAACCACCATACCAGTCTGATCGACGTTGTTGATCAGACTAACAAAGTAAGATACTAACATACAAGCTACCAACAGACAAACATTTTCAACGGTAACCGATTTAATAAACTTTTTCATAATAACCCCAGTATAGAATTAGTCTCGATTTGGTAATGATACCAGATACAAAAATCTAGTCAATATAATTTTGTTCATTACTCCATTTATTATAGATCTATAATGAACAAAAACCAACATTGTGTTAACAGCAAGCTACGCTTGCAAATTGCAAGCATAAACGATTTTAAGCTACCATTACAAAAGCTATACATTGATATCAAAACCAAAAATAAACCCCTTACAATCGTTTGACGGAAGTGTAAGGGGTTTATGTTAATCAAACTTTTTAGATAGATTAGTATAAGCGGTGTTAACCGCTTTCATAATGCGATCATCTTTCGATCCCGTTTTATCTCCATGATAGAAACTTGATAATTGTCTATAACGTTTCTTTAACATAGAAAGATCATAATCGGGAGTTAAACCAAACAACGCTAGATCATTAGTAAACGGTAGATCAGATCCCCTTTGTTGTTGACCATTACCCAACCGCTTGAGGTCTTCGATCCTATGGTTTGCTTGTCTTATGCGACTATTAGCGGTTGTTAGCTTAGACCTTAGATCAATGATACGACTAACATTAGAATTATAATTGTCAACAGCATTATTATACTTGATACGCAACTGGTCAAAACTATCTGAATAACGTTGCTTATCATTTTCTAGTCGCTTGATTTTACGAGATAGATCACCGTTCAAGTAATCATAAACCATGTATAAACCAAACACAGAAGAAACACCACAGATAATAATTATTTCCATTTTTTTATTCCACTAATCAATAGATTTATGAGTGCTAACCACACCAAACAAAGACAACACAATACCAAAAATAGCCAACAAAACTAACCACATTGGGCTGTCATTTAGTAAGAATAACAACCCCATTAGAGATAGTATACCAGTAAACATACCAAAAACAAACGTAAAAATTAATGCATCCTTAACAGATATCATAGTATAACCTTATGGCGTAATGTATCGCAGTTGATTAATTAAATCAACAGTTAATAAATCATTTGACCGTTTGATTTATATGTATTAAAACTCGTTTGTGTTTCAGCGTTTTCAAAGATACCCAACGCCAGAGCGTCAACATTATTTTTTAAAATCTTCTTTACTTCTGGTTTTTCTTCAGGTGTAAATTCTTGTAAGATAGTATTAAACGTATCATTCAAGATCTGGTTAACTATGATTTGACGTTTGTCAACCGTATGAACTAAAGCTTTTGCGTCATCACTACGAGGCATGATATCAACGGATACTATTTTAGTATCGCAATTATAACTTGACATCATTCCCATTGTAGAGATGTCCAATTGAACATTAAACGCATCACGCATAACCGTGCATACATCACTATCAACAGAAGCGATTGCAGTATTAGAACATAACGCGGTAACAATAGCAAGAGTTTTTAATAGTTTCATAAGTTTTCTCAATTATAAACATTTGGCTTGATCAGACAATCAAGCATTATTTTACTAAAATCTTTGTATACATTTTACGTTGACAAACATTATCAGATAATGTATAGAGTGAACAAAAGTATACCAGAATGGACAGCATGTTTTAAAAGCATGATCTCAAAAAATAATTCGTCCACGCTATACTTAAAAATTATTTGATTTCACAGAATGGCGCAGATGTCAACACAATAATGTCAGATCTTTCCACACCGTCAGCAATAAACCCACCGATACATTGACCTTGTTTACGTTGTATGTCAAGATCTTTATTGATCTCAACAGTTAGCACAGAACAAGATGCAAACATAGCAGCAAGGAAACAGCAAGAGATAGCGATTTTAGTTTTCATAATAACTCCAGTATAGACGGGAATCGTTCCCGTCTTGATGTGGTAAGTATAACATAATGACGATCAGTGTCAATACTATTTCGTAAATAATTCTTTTAAATATTGTTCAACAATCGCTTTTGATTCTGGATTCGCATTGATTGTATAATTAGCAGAACGAGCAGCATAATAAGCACGAACAGCAGAACAAGCATCATAAAAAGCATAATACGCATCGGAACAAGCAACAGCAGCACCAAAAGCAGCAGAACGAGCAGCAGCAGAACGAACAGCAGAACGAACAGCAGAACGAACATCTTCTTTAAGCAGTTCGTCATCATTTGGATTATTCAAGAAACCAACAATAAGATCGTATTGATCTGTATATGGCTTGATTAATTCTACATTGATTAGAGCACATTTGCAAGCGAAACTAATAAGATCTTTTTTGTCGCAGATCTTACTAGTCAACCAAAGTAGATCACTAATAGTATTTTCACCACCAATCAATGATACAATTGATACGGGTTGATCAGTATTACCAGTTTGAATAATGAAACGGTCTAGACCATCGTTGCAAGCATTCAGATCGATCAATTGTTGCTTAGTAATTTTCATAATATATAAAATCCTATCAATGGTTTGTGAACAACGTGTACGGTAAAGCTTTATTTGTTTACGCTGATCAGTGTAGCCCGACACCATACCCCAACACAGAGCGATCAGCGTAAACAGATAAACACCGTTTACGCTATGGGGTTGAGTATAGCAGAATGTGATCAGCTGTCAATACAAATAATCAAATAATTTATAATAATTTCAGTCCACGCAGATAATAACAGTATAGACAGATAATAACAGATAATAGCTATAGATAAGCGTAGCACGTCCACAGAGCAACGATCTGATCTTAGTTGATAGATTGTATTGATTAGCTATAGCAGCGTTGACAGAGCACGACAGAGGGATCAGAGTACAATAAAATAATGGTAAAATAATGGTTGACAGATCAGATGGATCAGCGTAGACTATGCATTATAGTAGACGTGAGATAAGTTGAAGGGAAACACAGTATTCGTGCGCGTCGTTTGAGTAATGTGATGCGTGTCTGGGTTTTGGAAGATTAGAGTTGACAGATGGATCAGAGTATGAGTCAGGAAATAAAAGTGTTGACAGACAGTTATTATTATGATCTGTATTAATTAGTGTTGACAGTATGATTAGAGTATGTTATACGACCCCCCACACCCCTAGGGTGTCTTTATAGAAGCGGTAAAGGGGTGAAAATAAAACACGTCCACGTTAATCCACTCATTGAGGGGGTACGGGGGTGGGGTCTTTTTTAAAAATCAACCTATACCAAAATTTTTATTTTTTAAAAAAAATTGTATACAAGTGTAAACTAAATACAGTTATTACAGAGGAATTACTATGAAACGACCACAAGCAACAACATTAGCACGTCCAGCTAGGATGCGCAAATCAATAGACCAATTTGAAATCTACGACCTAATTGTAGAAGGTTACAGACCGACAGACATTGCAAAAAAATTCGGAATAACCCGTGGTTATGTTTATCGTATCCAAGACAAGATGGAAGCCAAGCTAGGTATCACACGTGAGAAGATATCAACTGGTTTCTCTAAGGTAGACGATGATGACCAAGCCTAAGTTAAATGGTATCACGGAATTTGATTTGTCTACTATAGTAGATACATTGATTCCAGTTGGTGCAATTGAGAAACCCAAGTCAGGTGTTATCTCTATGCTAGAATCAAGCAGTAAATCAGTAACGTCAGATGCAGTTGGTATTGACGTTACGGAACTACTAGCAGACATCGTAGCAGAAGAAATGCCATTGCGTAAGAAAAAGATTAATGCTGCTGACTTAAAGAACAAGCGAGTAAGTAAGAAAAAGATTAAGATGGAAGATCTCGATCAAGACTTGACATTAGGTAATTTGGGATTGGACTCTCCAATCGAAGGTGCTCGTTACTATAACATCGAAGAACTAATCAAGATGCAACCTTACAATAAGTATACTACTGCACGTGATGTACCATACTTTAAGGATGAAGATTTACCCCCATCATTTGACGAGTTCCAACAATACCTTGACATAAAGAAACCTCGTTACAGTAACAACCCTCTTAGTCTTTGGTATAAAGACGAAGATGATGAAGAAAACCGCATGACTGGTAATACCAGATTCAAAGCTGAAGGTGTTCGTACATTATACACACAAGACCACCTAGACGAGTGGGCTAGATGTCGTGACGATATTCTTACTTTCTGTAAGTATGTTTGTATTGATAACATTGACCATGGTACTATTCAAATACCGTTGCGTAGTTATCAACAAGACATTCTACAGAACTTAGGTTCTTACAGAAACAACATTTTATTACTACCACGTCAGGTAGGTAAGACAATGATTGCAGCTATTCACTTAGCACACTTCATTTGTTTCAACGACAAAGCAGCTGGTGTTATTGCTCACGTCCAAACTGGTGCAATTGAAATTTTAGACCGTGTACGTTTGATTATAGAACTTTTACCAGACTTCTTACAACCAACAACAAAGAAACTAACTGAAAAGGTTATCAAGTTTTCTCATGGTTCTGGTATCTATGCGTTCTCTTCTGCGGTTAACTCAATGCGTGGACGTTCGTTTAGTAAGATCTTTATCGATGAACTTGCGTTTATTGACAACGCAGAAGAACTATGGAAGAAATCAATTCGAGCAGTTGTTTCTTCTGGTAAGCAATCTTCTGTAATCATTGCGTCTACACCCAATGGTTTCGGTAATCAGTTTCACGAACTATGGACTGCTGCTGTTGCAAAGAAGAACACATTCCATTCTTATGGTGGAGACTGGCGTATCGTACAAGACCGTATGTATAATGCTAAAGGTGACTTTGATAACGGAAAAGAGTTCTACGAATCTCAGATTTCGGATATCGGTTTATCAGCATTTGAACAGGAACACTGTACATCGTTCTTGAGTTCTGCTAAGACATTGATTAGTGCCGAGTTACTGGACAAGATGGACATCGTTAAACCACAAATCGAAAACATAGACAACGGTTTATGTAAATTTGATTTGCTACAATACCATGCTCCAGTCCACGGACACAAATACATAATTGGATTGGATCCAGCAGAAGGTAAAGGACTCGACTATACTACACTAACTGTAGTTGATATGTCAACATTCCCGAAAGAAGTCGTTGCGATTTATCGATCAAATGAGAAGTTTGCTGACGAGACATCCAAGATTGCATATACTCTAGCAGAGTATTATAAGAATGCATGGATAATTATTGAAGTGAACAACCCATGTGGAGTTACAATCGGAGAATCTGTTTACCATGACTACGAATACACTAACATATATAGTTCAACTAAGAACTATTATGGCGTTAAATTGGTTCCTGTAACCAAGAAGCGTGGATGTGATTTGTTCAAGCAGATGGTAGAGCAAGAGTCGTTGAAGATGAATGATGAAATTCTTATCAAAGAACTACTACGTTTCTCATATATCAACGGTAATTATAAAGCCGTTGAAGGTCATGACGATACCGTGATGTCATTAGTTGTATTGGCTTTCGGTTTGGCTAATGAGATTTTCTATGAACATTGGGAAGAAGACCAATCGCACTTAGATGACGGTGAACCAGAGGTTGAAGACTATTCTAACTTCTATCATAATGCTGCACATGACCAAGATGAAGAAGAAGGTCTAAACAACCATTACGCATCATGGTACTAACTAAAAAGCCTACGCACTGCGTAGGCTTTTCTTTTATATACGAATTAAATTTCTTGACTGGAATTGTAATACCAGTCAGATAGTATTTTGATATCCCGATTCCAAAATATAGACATGGTTTCGTGTATTTCCATTGCATAAGGATTGTAACACCAGTACATGGTATCAACACCTTTATGGAACAGACGTGATAATTTAGTAACATCAGATTCAGTACCACCACGTTTATTCAAGAACTCTTTTAGTTCTTCGATTGTGGTTACCGATTTTGATTTCGTTTTGTCATGCAACTGGATAAAGTTCATTTATTCACCATTAAAAATACCACGAGTGATATTACGTTGATCGTCTACTGTTATGATACCTTCATAACACATGATGCCTTGCACGTAACCTAACCACCGATGTGATTTTGTATCAGATGATAGGTTAAGTTCTCTAATCTGGATTAACATCCACAACAAGTGTGGTTTTCTGAATGGTGTACAAGGTGATTCCATAGGTTCAACATCCATAGAAACAAGAATGTCTATGTATAGTTTAGCTACAGTTTGGAAACTCTTCATTTAGTTCCTCCAACACAACACCAAGAGAATCTTCATTCAGTTCGGATAACGCATTGTGAAGAATACGTAGTGAATTCTTACACGTATTCCACATCATCGCTCCTTCTTCTTGTGGATCACCACACCAGTAGATTACGGTGTAAGTAGAAAGATATTGACGCAGTTCAAAGAAGTCGTCGTCATCTCCACCTATAGCTTTAACGAATTCTTTAAGCAACCATTCCTTGTGAATGATAGTCGCTTTTCCGTCTTCGGAATGCAAGTTTTCAAATTTCATTTAATACCACTTAGAGTAATCGTTAGTAAAGTTTTGATTAATGAGTTCTTCTATGAATCGAATCTGTTCACTATGAGCCAACTGACATACAGCAGTTTTCATAACCATGTATCGTACATCAATTTCAGTGCAGTTGCATTTCAGTGCGGTTTCAACCTTATGATATTCGCTGGAGTGAGGTAAACCTATAACATAAGCATTGACAACCACATCCATGTCGTTACTACCTGTTTTCGTATCAGCTAATGCTACTTGCTTTACTAACTTAGGTAAGTACCATTGATAATTACATTCACTTACTTTGCCACCTTTATGGATACGTTTGATTGCCATACGACGATTGAAACAAGAACGAATAATCCCATTTGATTCAATCGCTTGATATTGACCATCTCCACACGCATGGAACTTTTTCAACACTTCAATCGATGTGTATAGTTTCATCAACAATGTCCTTTGGTTTCGTGAATAGTTGTTGTAACATAGTATTAACAATAGCTTCACTCATGTAATTGATGTTGGAAATAATGTGTACAGCTTCTAGAATAAATTGATACGAAACACGACGACATGAACTCTCAATGTATTTGCTATACCGCAATAAGCAAGATAATGAACGCATAACAGTTAGAGCATGGATGTTGTTTGTACTATTACGCATTTCGTTGTAATTGAAGTCAATCTCGTTTGTATGAATACATGGATTATCCAGAAACCCAATGATTTTATCATACGTATCACAATCGGTGAAAGGCTTAATACGTTCTATTTCAGTTGATACACAATCGCATCCAAACTTAGCCAACCTTTCTGGAGTATGGAGCTTGTCTGCTAACCAAATCAAGTCACTTATATTATTGAATCCACCAACTAATGACGAGATCTCAATTGGTTCGACGACACTATCGGTTTGATAACAGAAACGATGGAATCCATCTGCACATGGACGTAGCTTAATGAGTTCATAACGAGTAATTTTCATAAGATAAAATGACCTTCTTTGCATAAAGCTTCGTAGAACTCAGTTTCAAAACACTGGACTTTGATTTCATTTTGTTCGTCATATACGGTGACCAGCTTACGTGACTTATTGTAGTCAACGGTATACGTACGGTAGTCACGTGTTACGATAACTAGTTCATCAATGTTATCAATTGTAGCATCTGGGATAACACGAACAATGTTCTTAGCAAACTGATTGATCATTTATTTTTCTTCTTATACTTAGCCTTTGGCTTATTGTTGTCTAAGATACGCAGTTCATTCCATATACCAAACAAAGCAATCATAAGACAAACCGACAATCCAGTAGACGTGTCACCTAGTATAACATTGTATAAACAGCCTAACGTTAGTAACGCAAATCCGATTAATAAACCGTAGCTTTTAAGTAGTTGCATGGTGTTCTCCTTTATTTGATGAACCCAGTATACGCTTTCTAAATCTAGTGTCAAGTATAAAAACAAAAACCCTCAACGATTTCTCGAAGAGGGTTTGAGTTTGGACTTATGGAGCGTCGATAAAGCAGAACCATGCACCACCAATGATGCATCCGATTGTCATACCACAACCAACCAAAAACATCCCAGCGTTCGTTACATCAACACCGTGATACAACATGGACGCAAACGCATCAGATGTTAGGTTACCACATATCAGACCACATCCGATAACCACTAGACCCATACATACAGCAAATATACGCCAAATCATTTTATTTCCTCTGTTTATTAAGGGTTTCCCCTAGGGGTTAGTCTTTACTTCAGACGAGACATAATCTTATTGTAGCCATAAAGAATACTATTGATTCCGTAACCAGCTACCGCAGTAGCAGCAATACCGCTTAGGATGTTCACGTGGAGGAATCCGTACAATGCGATACATACGGACGCACCAGTTGCCATAGAGATGTAGATTAGACCTTGTGTGTAACGTTTGATTTCATCTTTTTTCATGGGTTTACCCTTACTTAATAAGTTTTGTCAACATGGTGTAAGCCTTGTACGTACTGTAACCAGCGTATGCAGTAGTACCAACACCAATAGCAGTAACAACATCTGAACCATTCACAAACACAGTGATAGTAGCAGATACACCAGTTACGAAAGCCAGAAAAACAGTACCTTTGATTAGACTAAGTTTACGTTTCATGGTTTCTCCTTTATGAGATAATTATGCGTGGACAGAATAATAACTTTACCGTGTATGCTTAGAAGCGATCACTAACGTGAAGTAGTAGTGGTATCCACTGGACTAGGGCGCACGTTCATCGAAAATGTTAAATGGACTTTAACGACAACACCAACGAATCCATTGCAATGTGGAGTAACTACAACCGACTTACGACTTACCACATATTGTTTATTCTCGTAGGGTTCTACTTTGGAAGTGCGTTGACTTGGATTCAACGTAATGTCGTCACCACGTTGACAAAATTTATCAATTTGTTCAGCTGTGTGTTCTACGAAGCGACCGTCTACCTTACGACCGTCAATGTACAATTCAAACTTTTTCATAACTTACCTTCTGGATCCATTATAGTTCTATAGTATTCACAATAGTTAGTATACCAATCATGAATGGTTTCTTCGACTTTAAACGAAGTACAAGCCATACGAGGGATATATTCTATAGTCTTGTACTCTTGACATAAGTACTTACCATCATGATTACTAGAGTTGATGTAGTGGATAGCATCGAAAATGCACATCTTCTTTACATTAACAAGATAATCAAACAGAGATACTATCTCCCACGGTTTATAATCACCACGGTTTAAAGTAGGATGATAATAGAATATTTTCCAGATCTTCCACGACATTTCATAATCGTATTTCATTACATCAACCCAAGTGCTTTCTTTTCTGTATCAGACAGCTTAGATAACGCTTGTTCACGTAGACGTTGAACCTCTGCATTTTTGAACTGTTCTTCATTATGGAAAACAGTAATAAGATCTTTAGCTAAAAAGCTATACGTTTTATCATCTTCTACGAACGTCAGAATATCAACTGTCTTATTAGAAGATCCGTTTTCTCCATACCAACCTTGACGGTGACTAGCAGTTTTACCATCAGAATAATTGGTAAAGTAACCAAATATAGTAGAGTTACGTTCGTCGGTTGATACACGGAACTCATGAGCGGTAGATTTAATCATAATTTATCCTTAACTGTTTTATCAATATCAGTTAGAGCAGTAGCAGAAATAAAGAGATTTAAAAAAGAGAAACCTCCACAGAATAGTGCAAACCCATGAGAACCGATACTAGGCATTGCACCACATATAAATGCAGATAGTATAGCCAATACTGCGTGGAAGAGAGCAGTTGATGTAAGCTTACTTACTTTATGTTCAGTTGTTTTACAAGTACATGGTTTATTACACATAATGATATTCTCACTTTGTTCAAGATAGGAGTATCTTATCATACTCCCAGTTGTTGTCAATAATTATTTTACTTCAATATCGATTGGATAGTTTCCACGGTCGGATACGTTTAAATCTTTTGGAGTACGTGGAGTACTTGCTTTTGGTGGAGCACCTTTAGAATTCTTATTCATGATACGAAGTGTGTTTACGGACAATGCAACATAATATGGGACATCAGAAACCGTGTTATTCGCCATAAACACACCACGGAAGTAGTTAGCATCACCATGAGCTTTAGTTAGCATATTATCAATTTTTGAGTTTGTTACAATTGATGCAACAGTGATGCCAACAAACATATATTTACTTTTATCTTTATAATATGTTTCGAGATCTATAAACTTAGATTTAACCTCGTTATACACACTGATAACATTCTCGATTAATTTATCATCTATGTTATCAATAGCATCAATATCTAGTTTAGAATAACCACCAGAAGAACGGACTTCTTCGTGGTTATGGATATTATGTATACGGTTTAAAATACTGAATACAACTGACGAATCTTCAATTGAAACCAGTCCATACTTACACATACGAAGAATATCAGAACCACTACGAGTATCGTTTGTTGATTTCATCCAGTCAATACGAGGTTTTACTTGAACATCCATACCATAAATCGTAAAATCTTCATCCAGTAACTCAATTTGTTCGGTTTCTGGTAACTTATTATTCTTCCGAATAATAATTTTATTTTTGGCTTTCTGGTGTTCTACATACTTCTTAACCGCATGGCAGCGATTTTGGATAGATAAGCAATAATTATTCTCTGAATCAAATGCGGTTAACTGGGTTTCTTTGTCTGGGTTAAACTTACCAGCCTTCATCAGTGAAAATAGTTTACCAGAAGTTTTTGGCTTTCTATTCCCGATGTTCTTGTACTCTAGGATTCCAACCGCAGCATTATAATCCAAATCGAACTTATCATTAGTCTTAAACACTACCGATTTTACATCTTCTGGAGTTTCGAAAAAGCCTTTTTTATAATACATTTTTTATAGTTCTCACTTTGTTCAAGATAGGAGTATATTATCATACTCCCAGTTGTTGTCAATAATCATTTTACTTCAAATAAACGAACATACGGATCGCTAAGAGTCATGACCTCACCGATAAGACCTAGGTACTTATTCTTCTGGTTACCTTTACATAATGTAGCATGAGGAATGTACTCATGATCGTATATGAAACCTAGTTCTGTGTAATCATTATAATGACGAACAGCAATTGGAGCTTTTAACTTTAGTACCGTGATATCTGGTTCTTTCCAGTATTGTACATCAATTACTTTTGCAAGTCCACTTTCAATTCCACCATACAAACGTGAAGTTGGAACCAAATCAGAGAACATAGTAGTTACATGAAGATCCTTGACTGGGAAATCAGTAACGTGGAGACCAGCATAAAACTTAATCATTATTTTTCACCAAACCATAATATTTTAGTAAACCGAGTGCTGTGTTGATTGCTTTAGTTTGAGCACCAGAACCAGAAAAAACTTTATGATCGTCAATTGAGTTCATTGTGCTATCATAAATTCTGCACATTTGTTCACCAACAACTTCATCATGATAACTGTATCCATTAAGACGTTTCTTCATATACGCGAAGTGGACTTTATATTTGTTCTGACCAATAGATACTACATACACATCATATACTTCATGTGGTGTGAACCCAAACAAGCGACTAAACCATCCATGTTTCTTCGATGGATACTTGACCAGTACACCACGAATTGTTTCTTTTTTCATGAAATCTCCTTAGTTGATGGGGTCATAATAACATAACCCCATCTGATGTCAATTAGTTTTGAAGCATATTTGACATGTCTGATTGATATTCAAGTAAAGCACGAACCTTACCCAACACATGTCCTAATAGATTATTACCAGTCCACTCTTTAGTGAATAAATCTGGATCGTCAATCTTAACACCAGAACCCCAAGCAAGGTCACGACTACTAGATTCTACTAATGTACGATAACCTGTCTCTAGTAGTATCTTTCCTAGGTCTGGGTTCTGTTGGTACTTGTATGTATTCACGATAAGCATCTTAGTCATACGAACCGTAGTCCATTCTTTATCATCGAAGTTCTTAACTTGACGACCAAGACGCTTGATCTCATACGGGTTAGTTTCTTGTAAAATCAGGTTAGCAGTTTCGATGTCATCGAAGTACATAGCCTTTTTGAACATGTATGCGGCTTCTGTACAGCTAAACTCATGAATACGACCACCATGGTCAAGGTGAGATAACCGCATCTTGAACTTAGCTGGATAGAAATTACTAAACGGATGATTACTGTATAAAAAGTAAACATGCGTCGGAGTATAAATCATTGGTGCTTTATTATTGGACATACAATTTCCTTAAATGTGTTCGATGTCACCAGAAATAGTTGATACGCTACCACTGATGTCATTAGCTTCAACATCACCAGAAACAGTACTGACGCTTCCCTCAACATTTCCACAGTTCACATCACCAGAAACAGTTGATATTTTACCACCAACAGATCCACTAACTTTAACATCACCAGAATTAGTCTCTACTGTACGACAGTCGCCCATGATAGAAACATTCAGGTTTACGTCAGAGTGATTACCAACGACTTTATCACCGATGATGACACGACTATTGCGACCACTTGATGTGATAGTAACACTACCACCGTTAGCTTCGTATACTTCACCATTTACGATGATTTTTCCAGCAACATTGTCGCTACTAAAGATATTACTAAAAATTCCCATTTTATTTCCCTAATTTATAAACGAAAGTAGTTTTCCTAGCTGTAGTTTTATACACAGCTTCGCCAGTGTCAAGTGCAGTTTTTATTTTATGTGCGAAAGGTTTAAGTTCCGTGGAGTATCGTCAATGCAACAAAGACGACGTAACTCAATGGAACCAGTTTACATAATAACCTTGTAATGCCATGTTATTCATTATTTGTGATTTAAAATCCAGTGTGTGTCCAACCCATCACGACTTTCTATACTCGCAAACGTTGGAGTTGAACGATATATGTCATAAATGAATAATCTAGACTCGGAACCAATTTGCCATAGTTCGAAATGTGTACACGCACCTTCTCCAGCACAGATGAAGATTGCATCTTCCCAACGTAATTGGTTTCGGTACTCGGTCAACTCAGGTAATATTAGCACACTATTTGATTTTAAGTCAACGTGATATTTGAATGTTTCTGAATCTAAATCGTATAAGATGTGAAGAAGAACGGCTCTACGCTCATTCATGTCGTGGGTGGTAAACACTGATGTTATGTTATCAAAGTGTGTCATTTTTAAATCCCTTTAAGAAGGAGCACTCCTTGTGCTCCGTATAAAGGTATTTATTTTGTTAACTTGAACTTAGACCAACCCAAGATCGGTTGAGAAACGTCGTATATTTCATTTGCTATACATTCACTAATTGGGAACATTGATTTCATCTTCAGGTAGAAATCAATCGACATGTAACGTGTAGCTGGAAAGCGTTGAGAAGATGGAAGAACCATAGACATGTAAATTTCGTCTGCAAAATCAAGTCCTTCTTCCAGCATACTAAGACCACCAATGATGTTGATGTCCTTATCTGGATAATTCATCTTGAGTTCATAGATAGCTGAAGCAAGGTCACCCTTCATACGGAAGTCAGGACATTCATCTTTCTTATTCCATACTGGATTGCGTGACATAACAGCGTTCACACGACCCACAAGCGTCGTAGGGAGGCTTTCCCATGTCTTGCTACCCATTAGACAGATAGAGTCCATCGTGTCCTCACGGAACGATTTGAAGTCCGATTTGCAGTGACCCCATGGTAGACCATCACCGTTACCAAACTCACGATTTGTACCTTGTGCGAATACTAGACGTACTTTTGACATTTTATTTTCCTTATGAAAAAGGGGCTTTCGCCCCTTTTTAGATTTTTGACATGTAAGTCATTGCTGAATCTGTGTGTTGCTCGGAATAAGTACCTTGCGAACTAGCGTGGTCATGCGGTGATGATTTGACGAAAGCTGCAACCTTCCTCAATCCAATACCATACGAATCGTAAGCTTCTTCGTCTCCAGTGATATGGTTAGCACATGAACGAATCATTTTCAACATATCAGTAACTGCACGATTTTTATCTTTTTCTAATGTGGTGATTAGGTCGTTAACACCAGAATTGTATGCTTCGTATCCACATCTGTAAGTACGAGCCTTAGTAGAACATGCAATAATCATGTCAATCATAGCAACAATTGCCGAATTACTTAACATTACATGTCACCTGCTGCGATATCACGATCCACTTTACTCCAAATTACATTACCTCCAGAGTCTTTACGACCACTATCGATAGTACAAGAACCAGTTAAGATTGAGAATTGAGTATCGCGTTCAACATCCCACTCTTCAGCAACACAGTCATACAGCATACCCCAACTAGACTTACCAACCATTTTGGTAGTACCGTCCTTCTGAGGAACAGGTTTAACATCACGGTCGATTGACATCACACCACACACAATAAGTGATGGAACCAACAACACAACTAGAGATTTACTTTTCCAATTCCAGTATTTTTCCATTACTTCGTGGCGGTAACGCCAATCAGAAGCGAAACTGTAAGTGTTTTTGATACCACGACCGAATTTCTTAATTACTGCAATAATCTTATCCATTATATTTTCCTCAATTAGCTAAAGTTTGGTGTGAATTTTTGTACCATTGTACCATCTTTTACGTAAAGCTGATTAACTGATGATAGATTAGCACGATTTACAACAAGTAGATGGTTACCGAATGATACGATCAATACGAAATCACCTTCTTTGAACATCTTACTATCTTTGTCAACCTTTGTAACGACATATCGACCTTTCTTTGCGACTTTGATACTTTGTTCATTTTCTGCTGGTTTCAATTTATTTTGCATTTTAAATTTCCTGTGTTATCAAAGAATGCCACTCTAAAATGACATTTTGTGATAACTGGGATGATTATTACACCATCCCAATTGGTTGTCAACTATTAACGACGCTTGCGAGAAGCTTTACGTTTTGCTTTCTTAACAGCTTTCTTTGTTAGTACCTTTACCTTTTTCGCTTGGTACTTAGTAGAAGTTACTGCTTTTTGGACACGTGGACTAGCTTTCACATTATTGTATGTTTGCTTTGTTTTGTCAACTCCTTTCTTAGCTAGTTCTTTTGTCTTAGTACCAGCAGTTTTAGCAGCATCTTTGATCTTGGTTACTTTAGAAGTTTTCTTGGCTGTCTCGTATTGTGATTTACTAACTTCTTTACCAGTTTTCTTGTCGTAGTACTTGGTATTACCATCCGAGTCGGTGAACTCTTGCATACCATTTGACAACATTTCACTAGCAGCATAACCAGCTAGAGCACCGCCAGCAGCAGCAAGAAGCATAGAACCAGCACCAAATCCAGAATCCTCTGATTTCGCAGCTGGTTGAGAAACTTCCGTTCCTTGCTCAACGGGAGCAGACTCTTGATAAGCTTGCGATTGTGTAGCTTCTGATCCCGTATAGCTTTGAGTCTCTTGAGGCGCAGAATAAGAACTTTGACTTGGAGCTTGTTCATATTCATTCTCGATGTTATAAGTGTCGGACACTTGGTTTGCTGCTGCTACCTTTTGAGTTTCGATACGAGCTAGTTCACGAATGTGAGCTTGTTCCATAGCCATTAATTCTTTCTTTTGCTCAAAAGCAATTTCAGAAGGGGACTTATCATCACCACAACCAACAAGAAATAAAGAAGAAGCTACAAGTGAAGAGATTAATAGTTTTTGCATTTTCATAATAATACCTTAATTACCAACAATAGTTAAAAATAATTTCTTGCTTTGTTTCAGTAGAGATACTGTAATCTATCTTCCCACTACTGTCAAGAGTTTTATTTGCATTAATTTTATGACCGATTATTTCCTGATTCAGTTGACAGTCATAATCGATGTAAATCCTTTTTATCGAAGATGCATTACCATCCTCTTTTTTGAAATGTACACCATGGGTTCCAGTACCACCACGAACAGATCTATGTTCAGTTATTTGATATACTTCCAGAACTACAGTTTCTTCACGTACAATGGTTGGTGGTTCTCCACTACATCCAGACAGAAGTAAAGCCAATACAATTGGTTTTATAAGTTCCATGGCAATCCCGACGTAGATAAAATCTTAATGTTATGATGTTTGTTCACCATGTCTTCGACCATTTTCCGAGAACCTAGTTCTCCACGCTGGAAATCAAATACGTTCAGATGATACCATCCATCGTTGTAGACTTTAGCTAGATTATACTTAAATGACATACCAGTGACATCACAAATAAATAAACGTATTTTATCCTTAACTACAGTTTTAAATGGGTCTGACTTTTTCATAGATTTCTCCTTTCTTTAAGATGGGATGATTATTACACCATCCCATCTCGATGTCAACCATTATTTTTTAACTGGTTTCCACATTGATTCAAATAACTTAGTATAGTACCAGTTTGCATAGATTGGCATTGTTGTTCCTTAGCGAACTTTAATTGAATATTTTGATGTATGGTTAGCAATAAGCTTCGTGATTGGACGACCAGCTAATTTAGAGATCATAATCGCAAAGTTTTCATCCATCTTTTCTTGTAACGCTAACAATGCGCTACCGTTTACTGGATGATACGTAGCACCGAATGAAATCGAGTCCTTAATGTGATGGTCATACCAAGTTTTGAACATTTCCAAACCTTGAGTAATTTCATCTTCGGTATATAGGTCTTTATTAGAACCGTTTACTGTACGATCCATACTGCGAACGTATAAGTACGTAATTAATAGACCGATAACAACTGATAACAAAAATGCCATTATTTCACCATTAAGCTAGATGGGTTAGAAAGAGCCAACTTGAGTTCTTTGGCAATAATTTGTGTCATAGACGCACGTACTTGTTGTTCTACGTCAGTTTGCATCCGACGCAAAGCAAATTCAATAGCACGTTGGATGCTAACTTCAATTTTAGCCTGAGCATCTTTGACATGTTTCTCAACTGCATTTTTTCCGTCAACTCCGTATGACTCAAGGAGTTCGTTAATACGAGTTTCTGCGTATTCATTGATGCAGTCAGAAGTTTTACTACCTTTCAATAATATGGCTTTATTCCAGTAACCTATTACATTTGAAAATTGACTACGCACGGCTTCATCAACTTTATTTTGAATTTCAGACTGACTTGTATTTGGCAATGCTGCTTTTACTACCTGATAAACATCATCTTTGATGAACTTATCTTGCATCTTAATTGCGAAGTTAGCTACCACTGCGTTTTGTAGATCAATACGAGCTTGAGAACCTTCTGGGAACAATGAATTCATTGCACCAGTATCTAATTGAATTTTCATTTTGTTTCCTTCTCTGTTTAAGTGTGGCTATGATAATCTTAAATAAACTATCTGTCAACATTTTTTGCATAAATACTTATAAATAATTAGAGGACTATTATGAAGAAAATAGCACAATCTATCGCAGCTGGTTCTCATGGACGATTGGAGATTGTAGGTAATGTAACCAAACAATACTACTCCGATCTAGATCCTGATTTCAGACTGGATACGACAAACAACGACGTAGCCAAGCGTATCAACTCTGATGCAGTACAACAATCTCTAATTGGGATAGTTAGTACAAGAAAAGGCGAACGACCATTTGAACCAGAATTTGGTTCAGACTTACATAGTAGCTTATTCGAAAACATGAGTGATTTCTCGGCTTATGCAGTGGAGAAAGCAATCGATGAAGCGATCAACAACTATGAACCTCGTGTCCGTCTAAAGCAAGTGATAGCTATTCCGTATTACGATAGCAATACATTCGTTGTTAGTATCGAGTATCACATCATAACCGATCTGACATACATTTACAACCTCAAACTTCGTTTAAAGGACGACTTTTAATGGCAGCAATTACCCAAGTACCTAATAACGTGTATAAGTCGAGCGAGTACTTCCAGATTCGTAAAGATCTAATAGATTGGTTATCAAATCAGGATGAATTCAAGGACTACGACTTTGCAGGATCTAGAATGTCGGTTCTAATCGACTTACTAGCATACAATACATTATACATCCAGCATTATACGAATACAGCGACTTACGAGTCGTTTATTCGTACTGCTAAACTACGTAGCTCGGTTATCCAACATGCGCAAGACATGGGATACCTACCAGATTCACGTACTGCATCTTCAACCGAAATCGCTGTACAAGTTAGACACCCTTCTAGTCCAACCCACATCAGTATTCCCAAAGGTACTAAGTTCGTTGGTGTCGTAGACAAGACTTACCCTTATGATTTCGTTACATGGGAAGACGCAACTGTACAGGTTGACATCAAAGATAAGTTGTACAAGACTCGTTTGGATCTTGTACAAGGTCGTGTAGTTCGTCAATCATTTGACTACGGTTCAAATACTCGTATTCTAGTACAGAATCCAACAATCGACAGAAACTATGTTCGGGTTTACGTGGATAACGACGAATGGACAGACTGGACTAACAATTCTATCATAAACATTAATGGATTGTCTAACGTATTTTACATGCGCGAAACTCTTGAAGGGTTCACTGAAATTTACTTCGGTGAGGGTGAAAGTTCATTTGACATTGCTGGAGATGCATTACAAGCAAACTACATTGGCGGTTTGCGTCCACAAGTTGGTTCTACTGTAACTATTGAATACATTTCAACAGCTGGCGAAGAAGCCAACGGTGCAAGACAAATCCAATATGTTGACTCATTGAAAGACCTAGAGTTTACGCTAATACTAGAAAATCCAGACGAAGACCCTAACTACACTGGTACATCTGGTGGTGGTGACCAAGAAGACGTAGAACGTATTCGTGAACTGGCTCCAATTTTCCGCGAATCTCAGCGTCGTTGTGTGACTGCATCGGACTACGAAGCATTCTTGTCTTATCGTTTCGGTTCTATCGTTCAAGCAATACAAGCATTTACCGATTCTGGTAAACCTGGTTATGCGTTCATTGCAATCAAACCAAAAGAAGGTTTGACATTAACTTCTGTTCAAAAGGAAGACATGCAGAATTTCTTGAAGCAATATAATGTTGCTACTATCACACCAGTGATTATGGATCCGAAATACATGTATGTTAAGCACAACATCAACGTTCAGTATAAGCTTAACAACCTACATGAAACCGAAGAGTGGTTGAAGGGTAAAGTAGTTGAAGCTATTGATCGTTATTACATCGAACACGTAGAATTGTTTAACAAATCATTCCATGCGTCTAAGTTATTGACTTATGTGGATAACGCTGACCAATCGATCTTGGGTTCTACAATAGACATCCATTTGATTCGTGAGGAAGATAACTTCTATAAAACTCCAATGGCTGGAATTAAATTCCTTAATGCTATCGAGCAACAATCAATGATTAGTTCTCATTTCTCTTACACAAACGAGAGAAAAGAGACATACAACATTCGTTATGCTTCAACTAGCATCAATAATGAAGATAATCAATCTGGTAAAATCGTAATCGGTCCGTTTAAATCTGGAGACATCTCAATTCCAGAGTACACCGCTGAAGACTTCGTTCGTGACCCAAACGAACCCATAGACCGAAACAAATACTATGCGGTTGGAACTATCGACTACACATTAGACAAGATTGACTTCGATTTGGGTATACTAAACCGCCCATCAGACCGTTTTGGTGGAGCATACATCGAACTGGAAGTAAAACCAGTTGATAAAAACATTTATGTTAAAGATGGTTCGTTGATTGTGTTTGAAAACGATCTACGTCCACAATATACAACAATAAACTTGGAGCCAATAGCATTATGATTCAAGCACCACGCATCACAAGTCTGCGAGTTAAGAAACTCGCAGCTAACTTCATCAACATGGAGTGGGATAATGTTGGCGGAAACTTTTACTACATAGTAGAACGTCGTATTATCAACATAAACACGAGAGATACCCGTGACGTTGATAATAGCGTATTCTGGCAGGAAATGGGTGTAACGTCAAATACTTTTTGGTTTGACGACAAAGTTTCTCCTGGTTATACTTACAAGTATCGTATCCGTTCGACATACCAGACTTTCATCCCATCAGATTGGGTTGAGTCAGACGATTTGAAAACTTTCCCATTTAATGCTTATGTATTCACCAAAATGAACCGAATGACATTTAGTGACAAGTTTTTAAACGAAAAATTTATTAGAAATAACCAACGTTATGTGGACTTCGATAATGACCAGATTATGGCTGGTTTGATGGGTGAAAACTTTAGTTTCAATAAAGAAATTTCAGACATTTCATCTGTATCCGATAGCTTTGTTGTCGATAAAGAACGTCATGAAGTCCAAGGTCACGTTGGTGCTGTATGTAAAGACAGAAAACGTACAATGATTGCAGAAATCGACGGAGTTCTATATTTGTTCGAACACTGGCAACCTGTTGTTAAAGTATCGAATGATAAAGGACAAAACTGGGTTTCATATCGTGCATTTAATGGTCGTGTTGGTAAGCCAATAGCTCGTCAGTGTACGTATCAATCGTCAACTACTACGTTTGTTCTCGGATACGAAGAAATCTTCTTCGGTCGTCCATCTACAGACATAAGATGGTCAGATGACTATGTTCGAATGAGTACAGCACAACATACGTTTGCTAAACTTGGAGACGATAATAACATTGGTTTCCCTGTTGAGATTTTCGGTAAGTACATAGGGTTACCAGCAGATTTGAACAAACGTGCAGAAGCCATGGCTTCAAGTAGTTTGTATTTGTATGTTGGTGGTCGCAATTACGTTAGACGTGCTAACTTAGTAAATCCACCAATCGATGAACTTGGTGATAAAATATGGGATGAAGACAAATTCACAATAACCGCAGATCCTGAAAATCGTTCAGTAGTTAAAAAACTTGATTTTCTTAACGGTAAATTATACGCTCTTATTTCTGGGCGCGTTGATGTTTTTACATCGGGTGCTCATAAAGACCCAACCGATCCTAAAAACGTAAAAGATTCGGAATTTGATGGAATCTATGTTCTTGATGAAGGGGCAGAGATACCAACATGGACTCGTGTTTTCGGTAACACAGAAGAAGAACGTTTACACATTGTACATGAAGAAACTAACATGTCAACCGACGGAACGGAAGTATTCTTTGACTACATCAACTACACAACCGAAGTGATCGAAGATAAAGACTTACCAGCACACAACCCAGTTGTGGAAAGTGCAGTCAAGTACTCACAACGCCCATACTACGCAACCGACAAGAAGATCCACCAAATAACATTCAGAACTAAGGACATAGATTTCCAACCTAGTCCAGTTAGGTACTACGGTGAACCTGAATACACTTGGGGTTTCCGTGGGAAAACTAGAGCATGGATTGCACCAAGTTATAATGTTGTAGTTGTATACCCAACTCGTAGATACGAATATATCATTGACGAAGATAAATTAGTAACACAAGAAATTTGGGATAATGGTGACGTTAATGTAAAACTTGACAACATCAAGTTTACAAGTTTCTCTAGTTACGCAAATGGTGTCATGATATACAAGAGTTCTGGAGAAGTTATTGGATACTATGAGTTCAACTATCGCGCTCGTGATCAAGCTGACATATACTGGAAACCCGATTATACGTTAATCACTGCTGAACTTATCCAACAGGTACTTCCAGAAGAAATTCCAGACCAACCTGAGACTGGTCTAGTCGACCCAGATTTATCTCCGTTGCTTAATAAAATGGCTCCAGAGCATTACATGCCAGATGGTGGATTGATGCGTTCATTCGCAGATAACTATTTACAGTATTTGTCAACTGGAGAAGATAGCTTTTACAACAAACTGAAAAACCTTATTCGCAATAAATACCCAAGAGAAGAAAACAATTTTGAGTATTTGTATTCTGAAATCAATAAACGTAACATTTACTTAGATAAAGCTAAACGTGATGCTACAGTTAGATTCTTCGAATCAAGGGCTAACGATTTCTATTCGACTAAAGGTGTTGTTGATTCTTATAAGTTCCTTTTCAAACTGTTGTACAATGCTGATGTAGATCTAGAAGTAGAATCACTTAACAGCTTAGAATATGATGTCGTAGTTCAATCTGGTGATGTTACCGAAGACATAGTTGGGACTACGGTTTACACTCCAACTGGACGTGCCAATGTTACATACATTGAACGTGAGTATGAAAATGGTGTTCTTCAATGGAGAATCACTATCCATAATCTTATCGGAAAATTCATAGTTGGTCAAGTGCTAAAAAGTGAAGTTTTCTCAAAATTCTCTGCAAACATCGTGGTTGGTGTTCGTGGTAAAGAACTTACACATAACGACATTGACTACATCAACCGTGGTCGAGTGCAATACACGATGACAGTGAAGTCGGAATTATCTGTAGCTAGATATAAAGATGATGTTCTTCGCTTTGTTCATCCAGTTGGATTTGGATTCCGTGGGATAACGTTGATTACAGTATTGATAAACTCAGGTTTATCACTATCTCATAAAGAGACTATAATGAACATCATGAAATCATACAGGTGGGATGCTGGACTACCAACTGTGTTCCCAGAATCAACATATCAACGTGATGCATTAAATAACTTAATTCGTGATCCAGTAACTGGAAGTCCTATAATGGAACCACATCCACATGCTGGAGAAAATCCATTAGACCAAGCGCAATGGGAGAATTACAACGAACAAAAAGCGCAAGAAGTCTTGGTAGACCCAGTATATAAACCGATTTTCGACATGCAACCTTCTGAACGTCGACATGCATTGAGTCCAACATTGGATGCTGGTTGGTTAACATACTGCTACTATTCAATACTATCTGGTTACCTTCTACCGCCAGCATGGAGAAGACTGAAAGACAACCACGGATTACCTCGTGACCCAGTCGATCCAAACCAATTCAAGGTATAACAATGACTACAATTTATCGTTCTATTATTACAAGCAAGTTCAGAACCCAGAACTTGATGCATTTTTACAACTTAGTGGGCGATACTGTATCGCCCACGGTCACAGAAAATCAAGTTTATTTGTCATTTGGTAAAGGAACCGAATGGGCTACAAATGAAAACGACCCAGGATTCGCTCCACCGTATCCGATGGATAACAGTGACGGAGTTGTCGACGTTTGGTCTAACATGATGGGAATTGTGAAAATCAAAAAGGAATACTTCGACGCAGTTATTCCTCGCAGAGATTGGGGTGATATTCGTTACCCTCGTCCACGTAGTTTCTATATTGGCGACATTATAGTCGTCAACTCAGCACCATTTAACGTAACCGAACCTGGAAAAGGTATGATGGTTTATCGTTGTGTGGACATCCCAGAACTCGGAGACTGTTCTATCAGTACAATCGACAACAAGGTACAATGTTTGCGTTTGGGTGGTATATGGGAGCCAGAGAATGACTCATTCGAACCACCAAGAGGTCACGGTGATGCAATTGACATGCAAGACGGTTACCTATGGGAATACTTATACACTATTCCAGCTGACGTGTCAATCAACCGTGTAACTAATGAGTACATAGTTGTACCTCTCCCAGACGAAGTGAACCGAGATCCAGAACGTTGGGGATTGGAACATGTTATACAATCCGACATGAATAGTGATGAATTGGTATTCCGTGTAAGCTGTAATACCTTACGATTCCGTGCATATTTAGATTCTATACACTTTCCTGCACAAAGTCTACCAGGAAATACTGGATTTAGACAAATGAGTATCATAATTAATCCTTTACTGAAGCGTAAAGAAACTGATTCTCCAGATGTCGTTGCAACCGATGACAACTATAAACCAGAACAACTAGAGAAACACAGCGGTGAGATGATTTACATCGAAAACCGTCAACCTATCATCCGTTCATTGGATCAGGTTGAAGAAGTTTCAATCATTTTCGAATTCTAAGGAAAAAACATGTCAGACTATCGTCAAGTTCCAAAAGAAAAAATCGACGTTGGTATCCAAGGTGATGCCAACACGGGGGACATCATCTATGATGGTGGTGTTAAGTTAAACTCAAACATGGATGCACTATACAATAGCTTTGGTGATGCTCGTCTATACGATCTTAATGATGGTGACGGATTGCAACTATTACACGCAACAGGTTATTACCAGAAATTCCCACGTTTATACTATTCAAAAGGTGGAATTGAATCTGGTTCTAGACATGACTTAAATACTACTACAGGATCCTTTGGTGTAACTCTACCAACTCCTAAACTTGGAGAGATGGTAGAATTCATCAATTCAAACGGATCATTCGCAATAAATCCTATCACCATCCAAGCTCAAGCTGGAGGTGACATTGAAGGCGAACAGTTAGTTATAATCAATCATGGTTTTGTAAAACTAACATTTGTATGCACCGACGATACGCCAAACTCAGCTAAATGGCAATATAAAATTGAGCCAATGTTTGGTGATTTTTCTGTTCCGATTAACACAACATTCGACATAGACAACGCAACAGCTTTTCCAATCGCATTATGTAAAAAAGAAATGTACGAAGGTATTAAGTTGATGGTTTCTGCTTATGAAGTTATTCACGGTACTAAAGAAAGAACGGTATCGGAAATTTTACTACTAATCGATGCAGACGACAATACAGTATTGTCAGATGAATACTCTGTTATTTTCAAAAATGAGAAAATTTTCACAATCGACTTTATAGTGAACAACGGTATTGTACAAGCAAATGTAGTTACTACGAAACCTCACATTAAGTTTTCAATCAAGACAATTGAAACTATCAAAGCGAGCATTTCATGAGTAAGCAAACTATCAAATTCGGTAATCTAGTCGATGATGGGACTGGAGACTACCTTCGCCTTGGTGCTGAAAAAATTCAGTCAAACATGGACGAACTTTATACACAGTTGGGTGATGGGTCAAACCCACATCCAGCTGGTGCATGGAAGAACATCGCTTCAACCCCATCAATTATTGCTAAGTTCGGAGAAGCATTTAACATCAATACGACAAACGGTCAAGTTAACGTAACTCTTCCAAAAGGCACAGCAAACGACTATGGTAAGGTTATCCGTCTACGTGATGTGTGGGGTACTTGGGGTACAAACCCAGTAACAATCATACCAGCAGCTGGAAACACTATCAAAGGTGGTGCTACAACCCGTAAACTTAACCGTGACTACCAAGACGTGGAATTGGTTCTTGCATCTCCTGGGTCATGGGAATATGTTGAAAATAAACTGATCGACCGTATTAGTATGACAGACATTTCAACAGTTGCAAAACAAGAATACATTGCAATTGATAGTCAACGTGATTTTATTAACGTATTTGGTGAAACCTTATACAATGTTAGAAACGTAGAGGTCTATCGTCGTGGTAACTTATTATACTACGGGAAAGATTTCAGTGCAACATCTGATTATGGTTCTCCACAATCTGGTTCTGCAACTGGTCTCGTTAAACTAGATGGTCACAGTATTCGTCTAAAAGAACCATGTGAAGAAGGTGATGTTATAACTGTTATCACATACCTAGATGACATTGCAGTGTATAGAACGTCTTACATTTCTCGTTCTATTCGCGTACATTCGTTAGCATCAGGTTTACAATCCGTTGCTGGTCAGCGTTGGGTTGGCGACTTGTCGAAGAAACGTTTCTGGACTATGGAAGATTTCAACTTAACAACAATCGATGGGTATTTCAACCCATTTTCAACAGAAGCATTAATCAACGGTCACGCATTAACGATGGGTGGTAAAGGTGGTCTTCCTGCTTTCGCTTGTGAAACTACAGAAGGTTTACCAGTAAATGGTAATACAGAAGAACTTTGCATTGCGGCTGGAGGTCAATGGGTTGAATCTGGTATTGACTATAGTGTGGTTGAAGACGAAGATGGTTATTTATCACAAATCAAAGTATCAGAAACCCTAGAAGATGGGGACATTCTTACTATCCGTTGGTTCAACAATGACATTGGTACTACTCTAACATGGGATCAGATAAAAGATAAGTCTGACGACATGTATTTGAATAATGAATATGTCTGCAATCGTTCTAAGAAGTTGCGGTATAATAACTACGACGATCCTAACCCATGTACAATTGAAGTCGAAGAAGATGTCGAAGAAAACATTCGTCTACTTGACATAAGCATGTTACTCGATACGGTTTATCCAATTGGCTCGATTTACATGAATGCGCATAATACAAACAATCCTGCTTTATTCATGGGATTTGGTACTTGGGTTCCTTACGCAGAAGGTCAATCTATTGTTGGTTGGGATCATGGAACCGATGCTAACTTCTCATACTACAGTGGTACGTGTTCAGCAACTCCAATCAAATCTCCAGGTGGTGCTGGAGGTAATGTATCACACCAGATATCAAAAGAAGAATTACCAGAGTTGGTATCAACTGATGAAGTATTAATCAAAGATCCAAACGGTGATGTCCTAATTGGTTCATGTATGATTGACCCAGACGAAGGTCCTGCATACCGTAAGTATCGTGAAGATCCTTTAACGGTTAACCAAGGCGCAAGAGCTAATGCAATTTCTCTATTGCAACCATACGTAACTGTTGCGGCATGGTTGAGAGTACGATAAGGAACAATTATGTTTAATTCCAAAACAAGAGAAGGCTCTAAAGTCTTCTCTCGTCAAGCTGGAGCAATCGAGCTTGACCAAGACAACCTTCCTATTGGTACTCAGACGGGTACTAATAAGATTGGTGCAGTAACAGTAGATCAGCTAGAACTTGGCGTTGGGTTTCCCAACGTACAATCTGCTATCAATGACTTAGCAAACTTATACCAGATTCCTATTGGTGCAGTATACACTGTTGTTGAAGATACGTCAATAGCAGACCAAACACCAAAAGGTGTTTCAATGACAGAGCGTTTAACTGTAGTTGGAACAGCAACAGCAGATTCCAAAGTGATTAGTGTTTATGGTATTCCTGTAATTCTTGAAGTTGGAGACAACCGTGCTCAAATTTCAACGAAGATAGTACAAACGTTGACACCATACAAAAACAAAAACATTGCATTTAATTCCGTATCATTGGTTTCTGGTCAAGATAACCAGATTGAGGTTGTGTTTATCGACACGAACACACACAATAACTTCAATGCAATTTACGATGGTATTACGATAACTGGTGAGACGATCACAACAGCGAAGCAAGGTTATGGTACGTGGACTTACATCGGCGAATCTCCTATAGCCGAACCGTTTCCTATTGAAACTGCAATAAAGCTTAAATACTATAAAAGAATAGCATAAGGGTAAATCCATGACTAATACAGTTAAACATATTAGTGATGCTGCGTCAACCGTAGATTTTAATCCATCTGGAACTGAGTTCCCAACAAACATCACGAATGTACAATCAGCATTGGCATCTCTTGGTGGATGGACTTTGAAAGTAAACGGTTTACCTCAATCATCGCTAACTACGTTGGGCGTAGTCCAACTTGCAACATTAGACGAAGTCACAAACGGTTCTAGTGAAACTAAAGTTCCATCAGCTAAAGTTGTTAACGAGTTTGTTAAAAAACCAGAAGCTTCGGAATCGGTACTAGGTACAGTTCAGTATGCTACGTTGGACGAAGCAAAAACCACAACAATAAGAAACCGTGTAATCTCTCCTTGGTCATTAGACCACGTATTTGATGTCAGAACATCTACCGAATCAATTCAGGGTGCTCTACGTGTTGCTACGATTGCTCAAGCTAGAACTGCTACTGACGATAACGTTGCAATGACTCCATTGAAAACATTAGCAGCGATCAATACCCACGTTAAACCAGTAGCAGACGCTACGGAATCCAGTAAGGGTATCAGTAAGATTGCCACAGTAGCTGAAATTCAGGCTGGTACGGCACGTGAGGGAGTTTCTATTTCTCCGTATGGATTTGCTAATGCTCGTGCTACTGGAAGCGCATACGGTACGTTTAAGGCTGCTCAAGCGGTAGACATGAACTCATTAACATCAGTAGACAAAGCGGTTACTCCATGGGTACTTGGTCAAACTAAAGGTCGTGTTGGTGGATTTGGGTTAGTCGAGCTTGTTGGTAGCAAAACTACAGGTAGACCGAATGCAGCATTATCAGCCAATGCTAACGTTTTAGCAACTACTGGTGGTGACATGACTGGTGATATCACATACAATACTACTGGTAAAGGTGTACGTTGGAATTTTGCAACAGACTCAGCATGGATAACTTTCCAATCGACTGGTGACTCAGATCCCAACACTCGTATGGAGTTTGCAGTATCTGACAACAACACCGAGTATTTCCGTTGGATAAGCAATGCAACTGCTGGCGGTGGTGCGTACGAAATGATGAGACTTGCTCCAGCTGGTCCAGCTAAAAAAGCAGACCTATTGGTAAACGGATACATTTACGAAGACGGTGGAAATCGAGTCTACTCAAACCTGAATAAACCAGCACCAAGCACAATCGGAGCGATGTCTGATAACTGGGGTGCTACTCAATTGACTGGTTATGTCAATAACATGGATGGTGTACTCGATTACGAAGTTCCGTGGCATCATGTTATGGTTGGATTATTCTCATACCACTCAGATAGATACGAAGACCGACAATGGCGTGTAAGATACAAGAGAATAGGATAAACGTATGTACTTATTAATCAATTCAGACAGTACCGTAAACTATGGAAATGACCATCCAATCGACCCAACACTAGTTTTCGAAGGATTGGAACTTATCGAGTTTCCAGATAAAACATTAACAGAAGTTGTTGGTAATGTCAAACCACATGAAGCTTTCTGGGATAAAACTACTAAATCTGTTGTCCGAGATCCAGAGATCATCCGTTCAGAAGAACTAGGCGAAAAGGTATGGAGAAATAAAGAAATCCAAACCGTATTAGCTAAGATGGATCAATACGAAAGAGATGAACGTATCCCTTCAGAATTCAGAACTTCTAAAATAACACAAAGTCAGTATACATCACTTTTGCGATACCGCAAAGACCTTTGCAGCTATCCCGAAACTGACAATTACATTTTAAAAATTCGTCCACAACTAATCAAGTAAGGGTTTTCCCTTACTTTGGAGATAATAATGCCAATTATACCAAAGGTACTTGTCGCATTACCTTACGTAGACCATTTCCCTAACCACACGGAACGCCCTGACCAACGTCGTATCCAATGGATTCTGAATGGTGAATGTTTAGGTGCAGCAGAACACGTAAATGACAACAGCGGTCAGCTAAACCGTGGACCTGTTCAGGTTCAAAAGAATGCAGAAACATTACTGACCAACGAAAAAATTCTAAATGATTCTCTGACTGAAGCGATTACACTCCTTAACGCACATGACGTTGTATTAGGTGAAATAGGTGACGACAACTTAGCACATAAAGTCCATGAACTGGAGATTAAAGTCGAACCAATTTCGGATGAAATCATAGGTCTGAAACAAGCTGACTTCTTGTTGTCGGAAGAAATGACCAAACTTCAAACTAGGGTTGGAGTTAGAGATAAGTCAAATGATGACACAGATCGTGACGTAATGGAAGATCTTTTATTCGTTAAAACTACAATTGGTAACATCCAAGGTTACGACATCAATGGAAATCCAGACGCAGATGTACACGAACCTACTGGGATGAAACGGGACATTGTTATGCAAGGTCGTGCCATTGGTAGCAATACAACTCGCATAAAAAAGATAGAAGATGACTGGGTTCATTCTGATGTTAGTAACTTACAAGCCGAGATCACGGAAATTCGTACTGAACTGGGTACTAAAGGATCCCAACCCGTTCCAAGCGTTTACCAGTGGTCTAAAACAGTAAACACCGAATTGACACAAGCCAAGGCTGACATTGTTACATTGCAAGATGAAATTGGCGATGGTGCAGCTGGTACTATTGACCAGAGAATCAAGGATAACACAACTGCGATAGAAACCAATACATCCGATATCTCCCAGAACACAGTTAACATTATTACATTAAAAGGTGATGTTGGCAACGAAGGCGAGGGTGGTTCGCTGATGTATCGTGTTAAACAGAACGAAACCAAAATAACTACACTCACTACAGTGGTTGGTACAGACACTAGCAGCGGTCTTCAATCTCTAGTGGCTTCAAACATTTCGGCAATAGGTTCAGAATCACAAGCTTATTCTATACTAGGTCGTCTTGTAACAAACGAATCCAACATCACAGAAGCACAGCGTAGTGTAGCTGCATTGGATAATAAAGTTGGTTCCAACGTATCTGGAAGCGAAACTGGTTTATTCCGTCGAGTTATTAACGTCGAATCTGAGTTAGTTGCAAACGACGACAAAGTGTATGGTCGTCGTGCAAACGCATGGGTTGACCTCGGTCAAGTTGGTATTAAAGATGCACCGACTGATGGAAAATACTATTCTCGTGGCAAAGATCCAAATTCTGCAAGTTCAGTCAATACGTGGATAGAAGTGGGTTCTCAAAACATCCACCTCGGTTCAACCAAGAAGATAGTTGGTACATATAATGACCAACCAATAGATCTTATGTATTATAGCGATTCTACGGTATACATTGGTGACGATACTAAACAAACCCTATTGACTGGTTCGAGTTTACAACAACCAGCAGCATTGATTGATGGAACTTCTCATGCAATTTGGACAGAATTGAACTTTGCAGATAATATCACTAACGTACCACAAGTCCGAGTTAGTAGCAGCTGGAAACCATTATCCGATTATCTACCAAGTCCCGTAACCCGTCAACGTGGTGGTTGGTTTGTTCAATCTAACGATGTAACTACAACAATTGATGAAACCTATAAACAACTTATAGTTACTGACAACCATGCATTCACGTGGAACACAAACCATGTTCAGGTTACAAAAGGAACTGCTAGTATTCAGTATACTGGAACTGACCCTATAGTAGCCACAGTATTTGCTGGTTTCGACATACATGGTGCTAATGCTGAGGACATTTTGAGATTTACAGCGTTTCTTAACGACACCGAAATCGACATCGATTATGTTATAAAAAATAACATGTGGTCAACTGATGGTTCTGCTTACTTAGTAATACAATTCCCTGCGGAAATCAACCCCAATGACATGTTCGAGATTAAGGTAAAACGTGAAGCTGGTACGTCTACAAGTATCAACGTACATACAGGTTCATTCTACTTATCTGAACTTTAAATTAATACGGGAGACTTCGGTCTCCCTTTGGAGCATTTTATGGCTACATGTAATAACCCCAAAGACTTAAAAGATAACATTTTAAGACGCTTGGGTGCTCCTGTAATCAACGTAGAGGTTACAGAGGAACAAATCTATGACTGCATCGGTAGAGCCATGGAGCTTTACGGAGAGTTCCATTTCGAGGCTCTTAATAAGTCTTATATGGCTATTAAGCTAACAGAAGACCAAGCAAAATCTGGATTGGTTGTATTGGAGAACCCACAATCAGTATTCGCTGTAACCAAAGTAATCAGAAGTTCATCTGGATTATGTTCGTCGTTTGGTGGAACTCCATACGCATGGTTCCAAAGTATGGTTAATGGTCTATCTGGTGGAGGTCAATGTAATACGTTCTCCCCAATGGGTGGAGGCGGAATCGGTATGTACGTTGGATTCTCAAGCTATTTTAACCTATTACAAGACATTCTGCAACCATTACCAGACTATTGGTACAACTCAGTGAATGGACAACTCCAATTCTTTGGTAACTTCGAAGAAGATGATGTTATCATGGTTGAAGTATACGTCAAGTCTTTTGTTGAATTGGATTTATCTCGTGCAGTTGCTGGACGTGGTATGATTGCTGGTTCTGCTGGATGTGATACTATGGTTGATGATGAAATTATCTACAACAACCCTTATGCAGAAATGACTTCTAAATTCCGAGCTGGATGTTCTTCGGAGTTTATGGATCAAAACGTGTATAACGTTAGATGGATAAAAGATTATTCAACATCATTAGTAAAACAATTAAATGGTTATATTCTTGCGAAACACCAAGGTATGCAATTACCAGGTGGGGTAACGGTAGATGGTATTCGCTTGATAGAAGAAGCAAATGAAGAACTAGCTAACTTGCGAGAAGAACTTGAATTACTTGAAGGACCACTTCCAATTTTAATGGGATAATGATTCTCTGGCTGCAAAGCAGCCAGATTTCTGTTATAACATTGTTATTTTTTGTTCATTATAGATCTATAATAAATAGATAAATGAACAAAATTATATTGACTTTGTAGCAAAAAAACAAAGGTAAATACTACAATAAACCAAAGGATTTTATAACAATACAATCGTTATTATAAATAAAAATTCGACTTTGTAAATTCACCACACGAATAAAGGAAATACTGAATGAATTTCAATCCCAACCTATTTGCTAAACTAGAAGATGGATACGGTTATAATAAAATCAGAAAAGAAAACATACTCAACCCTTATGTGAATTTCCACAACTACACTGATACCCAATCATTGAAAGATGTTCTGGTATCGGAATCTATTCAGATGCGTGGTGTAGAAGTTTATTATATCAGAAGAGAGTATGTTAATCTAGACCTTATTTTTGGGGAAGACCCAAGTTCTCGTTTTGAGAAAGCTTATAAAATAGCTGCTTACATTTCTTCTTTTGAAGGGTATGAAGGTCAAAGAGATTTCTTTAGTAAGTTTGGGATGCAAGTTAACGACGAAATCACTTTCCAAATTAATCCCAATCTGTTTAAGTACCAAACCGATGGAAAAATTCCGTTAGAAGGCGACTTAGTTTACTTTCCAATGGGGAATGCTTTGTTTGAAGTCGTATGGGTAGAAGGCAAAGACCCATTCTATCAGAGTGGAACCAATAGTATCATGACTGTTAACTGTAGTAAATTCATTTACTCTGGTGAAAAACTTGATGCCAAAGTTAAGGTTCCAATCTCTATGCAGCGTGAAATAGACGCAGAAGACCTTGGACTGGACTTGAGCGCACTGACTGACTTCGATGAACCTGTCTATCTATACACCGACGAACTCAATCCTGTGAACGATCTGGATGGTATTATAGACATCAAGAAAGGTGAGTTTGCAGAAGATAGAGTTATCAGAAATGAATCGAGTGAGTATGTAGATCCAGAAAACTTCGACCCTATCAATGCAGATCCGCATTTGATTCCAATTCCTGATATGTCAGACCCACTAATACCACCACCTAGCAATTCGCCATTTGCTGACTTCTAAGGAAGTATTATGTTTTCTTATTTTTACAATTCGAGTATCCGACGTTATATCGTTATGATGGGAGCACTTTTCAATCACATTGGAGTAGCTAGAACACATGATTCTATAACCACGACTCAAAAGGTTCCAATTAGTTACGGAAATAAAGAGAAATTTGTTCAGAAACTACATACAATCACTAATTCTAGTGAGGAAGGTGGGGTAGCTAAAATCGAAACGATTTTACCTAGGATGAATTTATCTTTGGTTGACATAAACTATAATCCAGTGTTCAAAACGAACATAACTAACCGTGAAATGATGTCCGTTATGGATAACATGCGTCCCAAGACCACATCACAGTTTAATCCTGTCCCGTATAAGATGATTTTTGAACTTGGAATTTATACACGTCATGAAGATGACATGTTACAAATTGTAGAGCAAATTCTACCTTACTTCCAGCCTAACTTTAGCTGTAAGATAACAGAACTGCACACAAATGAAATAAAAATTGATCGTGATATTCAAATAACTATCCAATCAGTTGCAATTGACGAAGATGTTGAAGGTGATAGGTTCACACGTCGTAGATTGGAATGGTCAATAATCTTTGAAGTTGATGGTTATTTATACCCACCAGTCAAAGACATAAATAATGAAATTAAGACAGTGTACGTAGACTTTTTTGCAAACTCTCATGTTCTTGAACCAGAAGGTAACTTCGAATCGGTAGATGTTACTACTTGTCCAAGACCATCTGATGTTACTAGAGACGACTGGAATGGTCAAGTAAAAACTGGTATGTCTAGTCAAACCAAGATACCGAGTGGTAGTGATCCTAGTGATGTTCGTGGAGTTCCGTCTGGATGTAATCCAATCGAGCCGCACGATTAGTACTAAATACAATAAAACAACAAGATGATTTTATGATTTTAGAAGACGCTAATGCAGATTTTAAGTTCATAAGAACTCAGTTAAATGAAATTGTAATTAAATTTAATAAAACAATTAAGGAGGTTGACAATGCTCTTGTCACCTGGAATTGAGACAAAAGAAACCTCATTGCAAACTACAGTGGTAAATTCTTCAACTGGTCGTGCTGCGTCAGTTGGTAAATTCCGTTGGGGTCCAGCTTTTGAGATTTCTCAAGTTATCAGTGAAGTAGATCTTATTGATCGCTTCTATTCACCTGATGACGATACTGCTGCTTCTTTCTTTAGTGCAGCAAACTTTTTAAAATATGGTAATGATTTACGCCTAGTTCGTATTGTCGATATTACCAAAGCACGTAATGCTTCTGTATTCATCGACACAATCACTGGTACACTTGGTGTTGATAGTGCAACCAACTATTCGGTTGGTGATACTATTACAGTTAGTTACAAAGGAACTACGGTTGCTGGAAAAGGTCATGTAACCGAAATCAGAGATAACGCTGCTACGGGTGCTCCTAGTAAGTACTACATCCCAAGTGGTGAGGTTTTGAAAATTGCACGTGAAAATGGTGCAATCGCAGATGATGGATCCATTAGTGATTTTACTGCTTCATTCGATGGTGATTCTGGTGGTACGGGTGCTACTCTACAAGATCTTAAAGTAATGGTTGATTCGTCTATCTACTTCCCGAATGACGGTGAATCTTTAGGTGCTTTGACTGCTCCAACTTCTAGCGACGCTGATGCTAAACGTTCATTTGCAGACCTTTGTAAAGACTTTTTCATGCCTTCTATTTGTGCTAGATTCCCTGGTGAGTTTGCATCTGACATAGAAGTTGAAATCGCGTCATACAAAGATTGGCAGTACGCTCCAGCTTCGGGTGGAAGTTCTACTCCTAAACCTGATGGTGTAGTTAACATGCATGTGTTCCCATACGGAACTATTCGTACTACTAATTTCCGTTCGTTCTTCCAATATGGTCCTCAAAACGAAAATCAGTATGCATTTATTGTACGTCGTGGTGATCAAGTTCTAGAAACCATGATTTTATCGACTGTACGTGGCGATGCTGACATTTATGGGAACAACATCTATCTAGATGATTACTTCCAGAATGGTCGTTCTAAGTACCTTAACGGTACGTCAGAAGTGTTCCCTAAGAACTTCTCTGGTGTTATCGCTCTTGGTGGTGGTCTATCTGGTAATTCTTCAATGACTGCTAGTGAGTGGCAACTGGGTTGGGATCTGTTCGCAGACCGTCACCAGACGCAAGTTAACTTGCTTATTGCTGGTTCTTGTGCTAGTGAATCCAAGGCTATTGCGAGTACAGTGCAGAAATACGTTAATGACATTGCAACTGAACGTTCAGACTGCGCAGCGTTTATCTCTCCACCACGCGAGTTGGTTGTAGGGTATCCTGTTGCTGATGCTGTTCGCAATATGGTTGAATGGCGACGTGGTGTTACTTCTGACGGTGTTGCTGTTGAAGACAACATGAACATGAATTCTACTTACTCTGCGATTGATGGAAACTTTAAGTTCCAATATGATAAGTATAACGACGTAAATCGTTGGATTCCATTAGCAGCTGACATTGCTGGTTTATGTGCTCGCACCGACCAAGTTTCTCAACCTTGGATGTCTCCAGCTGGTTTCAACCGTGGTCAAATTCAGGGTGCAATCAAACTTGCTGTTGATACACGCCAAGCACACCGTGATGAATTATACCAAGAAGCGATTAATCCAGTTGTTAGTTTTGCTGGTCAAGGTATTCTTTTATACGGTGACAAGACTGCAACAAGTCAACCATCACCATTCGACCGTATTAACGTACGTCGTCTATTCAACCTGTTGAAGACTTCAATCGGACGTACTGCTCAGTATAAGTTATTCGAACTAAACGATGCGTTTACGCAAATGAGTTTCCGTTCAGAAGTTAGCGGATACCTTGACGGTATTAAATCCCTAGGTGGTATGTATGACTTCCGTGTTGTATGTGACTCTAGTAACAACACTCCTTCGGTTATCGACCGTAACGAGTTCATTGCTACTATCCTG